CTCTTAGAGCAAGAGCGATTGCTGTTCTATCAAAGACATATAGAGAATTAACATTAATATTTTCTAAAATATTATTTTGTATAATATTATAAAAGCTTGTAATAAAGGAAAGCTTAGTTAGTGTTTCATCAATTGATGATTTAAGAAGTTCCTTTTGTTGGAGTAGATTTAAAGCCTTGAACTTAACTGTACGCTGCAAGGAAGGTACATAGACGGCAATACCGGCCTGTTTGTTGAGATCATCTAATTGCTTAAGAATATCTGGGACGCTATTTGACATATAGTTGTAATATTAATTATACAGCGTATATCGTTATGCCACTGTTTGGTTGTTACCGATCATAGGTGTATTTTGCTGATTGTTTGCTTTTCTTTCAGCTTTTTCTTGTTCGGCCTGCTCCTCGTTATATAGATTTAAATAAACATTTAGCTCAATAGGTGTCATATTTGACATTGTTTCATATGTCATACGAAACTGTTTCATTAAAAAATATTCAAGTTTATAAAATGACATTAAGTCGCGATTAAAGCAAAGCTTTAAGAATTCTAAAACAGAGTTATTAAACACATTAGCGGTCATAATCATTGTATCATTTTCATCAGCTGAAAACGGTGATGGTATTTTAATTAATTCAAGATTATTTAGATATGAATAAATTTTATTCACATATGTATAGACATCGTTTAAAACAACGGCAGGTAGTTTGTTTACCATCTCTACTGTAATATCATAAAATGAGTAGTCATTAAGGGATATACAATTTATAACAGTTTCAGGTGCTTCTAGTGTTTCACGATTTACATACAGAGATGTTGGTAACCCGTATGTTATTTGTAATTTGTTTTGGTAGGATATAGTTTGCTTGTCCGGGCATTCACTTCTCAATACGGCTAATATATTGTCAATGCTAACCGTACTATTAAACTGTTCTTTTGTTTTAGGACATGTTATAACTAATTCTAGTACAGGTGATATACAAACAGCGCGGATAGTTAATAATATGTATAACTTATCAATAGCTGACAATTTACTTATATCTTCCAAACAATGCTTTTGGATAAGAAAATTAAATGTATTAAAGATAATAATATTGTTTTCGTTAGCGATATTTTTAGCTAGACTTTTAAAGTCAATATATGACAATTCAGTCAATTGAACAGTCTGCTTAGATACCGGTAAATTGACTGTATATACAAAACCTGTCATCTATAACATTTTACTATAGTCAAAGTAAAATGCAAATTATAATTTACTACCGTTAGTAAGTGGTTTAGTAGAATTTAATTCCTTAGCAATGCTATCTAAACTAATAGGTGTACCAACGGTATAGTTAGAATATGTCCAGAGTGTACGAAATGTTTGTAATTTTTCAGTCTCGTAATCTAACGTTTGTTCAGAAACATTATAGGGTACACAGTTTTGAAACACCCATTCTTTTCTCGGTAACATTGCTGCGCCTGCAATTGATCTCGTATATTCTATCACTCTTACTGTTGTTTTTACATTTTTAGGGTCTTTAGCACCAGAGTTATCACCAGGACGCGCTGTTAAGCCAAAATGAGCTCCTAATATAACCCACGGTCTTATAACAAAATCAATAAATGATGTTGTTGTTTCTTTAAAAACAATATTTAATGATGGTGCTTCTGCTGTTCGATTACTACCTAATACACCAGGTAAAAATCCTCTATTGTTAGCAACAGCAATACCCTCAACATTAAACTGCTCAGATGGTATTGTTACTTCATGTGCAAACCAACAACCAACAAGCTGCTGGTTATCGTAATTTGTTAGAATTTTTTTAGCTGCATCTATATCAAATCCGCTTTTATCACCATCATGTCGCTCTAATCCTTGTAATATACTTGTAGTTAAGCTTGCAGGAAAGGTATCAATAAGCACCAACCATTGGGTTGACATTGGTATGGCTGTATTCCATACCGTTGTTAGTTGCTGTAGTACTACATCACGCGGATGAGCGCCGCCGGTTGATGAATAACCAGAAGCGTTTTGCGCACCGATAAATGAATTTATAGGATCGCTTGTATTATCGCTCACCTAATTATTTATATTCTTACTTTATTAGAGATGTGTTGGCGCGATAGTTTGAGAAATAGGTACACTAAGAGTGCCACCTGTTCCGGTACTAGGATTACCGCCAATAGCTGCTGTTATTGGACCACGCGAAAAATAATGATAGGCTAGTGTAACAGTGAATTCAACTGTTTGACCTGTGCCAGCAGCCATTGTATAGTTAAGTGGTCCAACATTGCGAGGTGTAACTCCGAATAATGTATATTGTGTTACTGGATTATTATTATTATCAAGTTGAAGAAGACTAATTACAGCGTTTTTACTAGGTGTATTGTATTGACCAGTACTTGTTTGATCATCAAATACCCAGCGTGACCAATCTTCAAACAATTGACGGATGTATGATCCTTGATCTGCATAGAAGGTGATAGAGTATCCAGTACCATCTGGATAAATCGCATTACCAGGCAGATTGAAGTTTAACCCCATGTAGGGAACAGGAACATTTGTAATTTCACGAGCCGGTAGAGCAGCTGATTTTGCATATACTAATAAACCACCGTCGGACATTGAAAATCGACCTGCATCGTCACTTGTTATTTGTAACACACGGAAATTAAAATCACGTGAGAAATTATAATTTGTCGCCTGTTGGTAGAAACCTTGGATTGTTTGTGCTGTTGACATAAGATGTAATTATTTATTCGTTAGTTGTTTACTTTTTAGGCTACGATCTCGTTGAAGTTAGCACTCGTCTGAGTTGCGTAGAAGTTAACTAAGATGAATTCGGCTGTTCTGACAGGCTTGAGGTAGATATCAACGATCAACTCATTTTTGTCAATAACGGAAGGTGTGTTGTTACGCTCATCGCAAACGATCAAGTAATCGTAAACACCCTGTGTATTCTTTGCATAATCAAAGATCGGTGTAATTGTGTTTACAAGGCGTGTACGTGTAAAGAGTGTATTTGGCTCGAATACGAAGAACTGACAGACTTGATTTGTCTGAACTTCAAGAGTCAAGAACAATCTACGAACGTTAATACGATCGAAAGCACTTGGTTGCTTTAATGATGTCTTCTGACCGTAGATTACATACCCTTCATTAGGGAATTGTGCAACAGGGTTGAGACTGATTGTGTAGAGCTGATCACGCTCCTTTTGCTTTGGACTGTAGCCGATATCGAGGATACCGCTTACAACACCACGTGTAAAGCCTGCTGGTGCAAACCAAGGCTGGAAGTTACTATCTGTTCTTGCCATTGCAGCTGCAGCAAAACCTGAGAACGGTACCCAGACTGGTTGCTGTGAAGCATTATCATAAACTTGTACAACGTTTGCATAAACCGCAGTATAACTGTTGTTGAACGATGCAAACTGGTTACGTAATGGCCAGTAAAGGTTAAGTGAGAAGTTATTATTTGGGTTTGATAATGTCTTAACACCGGGTGATTGACCTGTTACAAAGATGTTTGTAAGAGGATCGGCAATAAAGAGGTGATCCTTACGAACATTCGCTGCAAAGTTGATAAAATTCTGAGCTACTGCATTATAGTTTAATACAATGTTAGCAGGTGTTACAGGATTCTGTGCTGTTAGATACTGATATGTAGTATCTAATGTACTATTGTAAGGTACTGTATCATCGAAATAACCTGATGTTGAAGGGTTAAGTGAATTTGCAAAGATTGTGCCGAGACCAGCTTCAGTTACGATAGATAGCGGCCAGAGAGCTGCATCCTCAAGATAACTTAACATGGTTGTGACCTTTGTAGGTACACTACCGATTGTCTTAACGGAAAGATCCTGAGCTGAGTAATCACCGAGTGGGTAAAGAGCATCAGTTGAACCGAGTGCACCGAGAAGTGCTGTATATTGAGCCGATGTTACACTATTACGTGTAACAAACGGATCCGTAATGCCTGTGCCGGTAATTATAACGGTGTCGCTTGCAAGCGGGTATTGACGAGCTGCATTTAAGAGACGAACACTCTTATTTGGTGTACCGGAGAGGTTGAGCCATGTTGTTGTATTCTGTTGGGTGATATACGGGTTAACAATAGTTTGAATATTCTTTGAACCGTTGTCAACATTACCAAGGTAGAATGATAATGGTGAACCACCTGTCGGGTTGTTTATCTGACGGAAATAATCAAGTGATCCAACATACCCTTCAGAAAGAACATAGTCAAGCGCGATTGTATTCGGTGAGAATACTGACTGACGAAGCTTGAAGAGACCGAGAATAATTGTATCGTTGAAGTTGGATTGAGAAATATCAAACGATGGAATTGTTTCAATGACTTGTGAGATACTACCAACGGTTCCGTAATTAGCTGAAGCGGAGAGTGCAAAATTGAGTCTCTGTGAAGGTACTGTTAGGTAACCGGTTGAAGAGACTGCAGATGCATATGAATTAACGGTATATATATTGTTAATATCGTTAAATGGTGTTGATGGATAAAGGTTTGTATTATCAACTAAACCAATATAGTTACCTTCAAAACGTGTATTAATAGCGTTTTGTGATTCATTGAGAATAATTAAACCTGCATTACCGAAGCTTGAGAGATTTGCAGGTGAGAATGATGCAACAGGTGAAGCTGTTGTAGAGCCTGTGTTAGTAGCATCTGAGGCTGAAAGCCATGTAAAGGCTGAGCCATTGAGGATAGCAAGATATTGCTGTTGTGTTAAGCGAACGTGAGTCGGTGCACCAAAGAAGAGAGCACCTGCAGAAATCGCAAGGTTTGTACTTGAAACAGCAACACTTACTGTAGCATTAGCGGAGATTGCTGTAAGACTTGTACCAAGTGATGGGTAAGTTGCTGCAAGCTGTGCAGAAAGTGCTGAAAATTGACCGGTTGTAGTAGTAATTGATACAGCAGGATAAACAAGAGCACTATACTGACTGGAGTAATCAACACCTGCAGCACTACCATATGGAAGACGATAGGCAAGCACATTAGCTGGAGACTGAAATACTGCATTAGCTGTCTGATAGAAATAACGTTCAGCAGCATTAGTTGGAAGACCAAAAATCTGCTCCCACTCAGAAATTGAGCTAACAGTAATAGGTTCAGATGATGGACCCTTGGTAGCAAAACCAGGGATTAAAACAGTTGTAGGAGGTATACCAGGTGCTGTTAAAGAAAGATCGATTTCTTGAATCTGAACGCCTGGGCTTTGAATTGTAAGTGCCATATAAAGTATTTATACTTTCGTGGAACGATTTTTTTGACTCTTTTATAAATCTTGCGCCCATGCTAACGGTGTTACAATAAGCTGTGAATACTCAAAGGTAAAGCTAGATTCTAGTTCAGTTGCATCTCTATAGCTGTATTCAATACCACCTAAATTTGTTGGAAATGCATTGATATACTTAAACTCCATAACACGCTTATTGTATTCATCGAGTGCAAAAATTGATATGTTAGCTTTATATTGAGTGTCTGGTGCAACAGGAGGTGATATCAAACCATCACTATCATACAATCCTGTCTTATCATTATTGAGCATGTTTAACCACGTGTATATTACCCAGTAATTTGAAAATCTGTTATCTATATTAAAATTAATGGTTAATGGATCGTATGGCTCACGGCTATAGCTTGTTTGTGCAAGTGTTTGACCGGCGTAACGCACATTAGCACTCGGTACCTTAATACTTGGTACCACAGATCCATATACGGCAAATTGTAAAGTATCTAGATTTATACTATCGTCATTATTTGCAAATCGTGAGTTTATACGTTTTAATGCGTTTGGTACATTAAGAACAAGAGTAAACTTATCTTTTCTTGATAGGTTAAACGGACTTTGAATGTAATCTATATTGTTAGCCATATTTTACTGTAGGAAATGCCAGCCATCCTGTCTGCTTGAATCAAGAAACGACCAACCTTGAGCTTCAAGATCCGCAATACCTGTGTCTTTTTCCTGTTGATCACCTTGCATGATTATTGGTAGAGGCATTGACATATCTTGATCTTTTTCGTTGTTGTAAGTTGATATTGGGTTTACAAAATATTTAATCCCGTAATCTAAAGCTTTGAGTTTTAGTGGGCGTTTATTATCATCAAGCTCTAGAATTTCAAAATAGCGTTCGGTGATTTCATTCTCCAAACTCATGAGAGCCCAAATTAGACTCATTACTCTATCATCCCAGTTATCAGAGCCAGGCTTGGCTGCCCATGTACCATTAGGATATCTAACGAAATCACGTAATTCTCCAAGAGTTTTAAGGTCTCTAATGCGGATTACATTGAGTTCATTGAGCCAATAACGCATATTAGTTACGCCTTTGTACTTTGTATTAGTATGTGCTACTATACCGATTTTATTAAAAACCTTATCTCCAGCTTTAGCACCATACGATACAAGATTCTCATATCCTAGGCTATTTCTTAGCTGATCAACAACCTGTGCACCGCAATTATTACGCTCTACTAACGCAGGAGGTTTACCCCAATGTTCTAATATTTCATTTAATTTAGTAGTAAAATTATAGGGACTAATAGTACGGTTATGGTAGACAGCAACTTGTTCGATATTTTGTAAATTAGTGATATCCAATATCTGTACAACGGATCCTGCCTCTCCTAACCCTTCAGATACATCGACACCTGCTACATAAAGATGGTCTTTATTTGGTTCATCCCATAAAAGATAATGACCCTCATCAAATACGAATTTAGGTTCCTGGCAATCTAATTTAAGCTTATCGAAAAATTCTTCGTCAACAGCACTCTCACCTGACTGTATGAAGACATTACCATATTCCTGATCAAATGATTCTCTACTACCGAGTTGCTTGATTGTATCGTTTTTCCATTTTTCATCTCTACCCGGAACCTCCCACCAATCTACACGTTCAGGGTGCCATCTATTATGTTTTTCTGGGTCCGTTTCAATAGCACCTTGATATAAGTCAAAAAACAAGTTATTCGTACCATTAGGTGTACTAGCTACGAATATTTTGGACTTCTTAGATGATGAAATAATTGGGTATACTGATTCCCAGAAAGCCTCCACCATATGATTATCAATAAACGCTAACTCATCCAGGATAAGACAGTTACAGCTATCACCACGACCAGCATCAGAACTAGTTGTACTAATACCAATACTTGAACCATTAGCAAACACTACAGAAGTCTTACCCCACTCGGTAACACCTGGTTTTAGGTAATTCGGTAGTTTTTCATAGGCCATACGAATACGCTTAAGAATATTAATAGCAGTGTTTTCCTTGTTAGCAACAACAAGCAGACGCTGGTCGTCTTGAAAGCATGTAACCCAAAGAGCGTAAATTGTCATCATTGTCGTCTTACCAATCTGACGTGAGGCAAGAGTTATAACAAATCGGTGATCTCTTAAGCTTCTTAAGATACGTTTTTGAAAGTTATGTAGCTTAATCTTTATTTTACCTTCATCAAGATTTGTAATATAAAAGAAATTTTCAGCAAAATATAATATATTGCGTTTGCACTTTACAAGATCCTCTACCCATTCAGGATGAGCGCTATAGTCAAACTGCGCATCCTGTGTTGGTAAGTTTTCGTTACCTAGGTAGAATTGTTGTTTTTGTTTTTTAGTCGGCATGGAGCATAAATACTTAGTAGATGAACAAATCACGCATATTTAACGAAGTTGGTGACCTATACCAGGCATCAATAATTAATGAAGGTAAGAGCCGTTTTCCAGGAATCGGTAAAGACACCTTCAAGGTACAAACGGATAAGAAGCCAACAACACCAGTAGTTAAGCCTGGTGACGGTCCTTTTGTAACAGCAAAGAGTAAGCTCAAGTCTGGTACTGAGCATGAAGGTGCAAAAACAATGTTCAGTAAGAACGCTGGTGATATCAAGACAAAAGCCGGTGAAGAACAGAGCGTTTTCAGTAACGATGAATTTACTCAAGAAAATCCTGAATTTACACAAGCCAATAAAAAGGTTAAAAAAGTTAAAAAAATACAAAAAGAAAGTATAAATAATTTTATGACAAAGTCTATTTTTGATAAACTCTACGAAGCAGTCATCAACGAGAACGATCTTCCTGGTGATGATAACATTGAAGCACATGATGCTGAAGCACTTGACCTCCCAGTTGATGGTGATGGCGGTGATGAAGTAACAATTACACTCGATCGCGAGACAGCTAAGAAGCTCCATGAAGTTCTTGCTGCTGTTATTGGCGAAGAGACACCAGAGGGTGAAGCAGCCGCACACGAAGCATCAGCAGAAGGTGAAGATGCTGAAGGTGAAGATGAAGAAGTAAACTTCGAAGCTACAGAGCTCAAGGAGGTACCTGCCTCAACTCACGCTCACCTTACAAAAGTCGGTGGTAAGGCCAATGTCGTTGGTGATGAAACCGAGAAGGATGAAGATGGTGTCGAGGGTGACGGTTCTGTAAAGGTTCAGAATCAGCCAGCTCCTAAGAAGGAAAAGCTCAAGGGTCCAGACGCCGTTACCGGTAAGGCAAACGTAGTTGCCGGCCGCGCTACAAGCAAC